GGGGATTGGGCCCAATCCCCAATCCCCAATCCCCAATCCCCAATCCCCAAAAATAAACATTAAATTACTTTACAATAATATAACAAAATAATAAAACAATATAAAATTAAATTATATAACTTTAATATTTTTATTTAATTAAATATTAAGATTTTAAAGTTTATAAAAATGGTTTCTCCAAAACACAAATAACAAAAAATGTCTACAAATGTAGATTCTCATAATAAATTTGCCTGTATCCATCTCATAAATGATATTTCACTAATCACTAACAAAAATCTCAATCTTGTATCTAAACTTCCTTATAATGAAACTAATAATTTACTCTGCTTAATATTTAAGTAGTCATTACTAATATTTTTAATAATCATATCTCATTATCAAATAATCAATAAAAATTAAAAAAGACCCTATAAATGTATTGCTTTTATAATATATTCATCAAAATATATATACAAATCTAAAAAGCGATCTTTCTTTCCCTCCCATGTTTAATTTAATGTTATTATTTAATTTAAATTTGAATTTAATAATTATTTTACGTCTTTTTTAAACACTTTAAAACGATATTTAGTACATTAGATGGAATTATTATGTCATTATTTGTAGGTCTAATTTTTAATTATACTGGATATATTAAATTAAAATCAAAGTTTGCTAAATATTAGAGATTTTTTTACCAACATTAAGAGCCAAAAAACTATTTAAACCAATGATTATTTTATATAATTATAAACTTAAAATGATACAAAATCAAACCACTTTTGAAACTATAAACGTAAACGAGCAATTTGATATTGACATGAACACAAACAACCAAGGGTTTGCCCAAACCCTTTCTACTAAAGGAACTACTGAAATTTCTAAATCTTTCCAAAGTTTTAAACACTTTGATGATGATGAAGAAATTTTAAAAGAAAATCCTAACAGATTTGTGCTCTTCCCCTTAAAACACCATGATATGTGGGATATGTATAAAAAACAACAGGCCTGCTTTTGGACAGCCTCAGAAATCGATTTAGGCCAAGATTTATATGACTGGGAAAAATTAAACAAAGGAGAACAACATTTTATCAAATATGTTCTAGCTTTTTTTGCCGCCAGTGACGGAATCGTTAACGAAAACTTAGCTCAAATGTTCTGCTCCGAAATTCAAGTCCCAGAAGGTAGATGCTTCTATGGGTTCCAAATTGAAATGGAAAATATTCACTCTGAGACTTACTCAATGCTCATCGATACATTAATCAAGGACGAAAAGGAAAAGGCATTCTTGTTTAACTCTATCTTCAATGTACCAGTCATCGGGAAGAAAGCTAACTGGGCTATACAATGGATTAATCAACAAAATTCTTTCGCTGAGAGACTCATTGCCTTTGCCTGTGTCGAAGGAATTTTCTTCTCTGGAAGCTTCTGCGCTATTTTCTGGATGAAAAAAAGAAGTTTAATGCCTGGACTTGCTTTCAGTAATGAACTTATAAGCAGAGATGAAGGATTACACTGTGACTTCGCTTGCTTAGTATACAAAAACTTAAAAAATAAATTACCTCAAGATGTAATTTACAATATAATGAAAAACGCATGTGAAATCGAGAAGGAGTTTATTTGCGAAGCTTTACCTTGCGAACTCATCGGAATGAATAAAGGACTAATGTCAGAATATATAGAATTTGTTGCTGACAGACTTATGTTCGCGCTCGGCTATCAAAAATATTATAATACTCCTAATCCATTTGAATGGATGGATTTAATTTCATTACAAGGAAAGACTAACTTCTTTGAGAAAAGAGTTCCAGAATACCAAAAAGCTGGAGTAATGAGTAAGCCAGAAGACCATAAATTTAGACTCGATATGGAATTTTAAATTAAATAGATCTTTATAATAAAGACAAAATGGTTTAATAAGTTTAATATAAAAATATAAATAAATATAATTGTTTTTGTTATTATTATATTATAGTTTATATTATTATAACTTTTATAAATTTTATTATATAACTTTTAATAAAACTTAAATTTAATTGCTTAATGTTAATGGGGATTGGGGATTGGGGATTGGGGATTGGGCCCAATCCCCAATCCCCAATC